CGCAAAGCCCTCTACCCAAATTATAAGGCTAAACGAGACACTCAAACCCCAACTGACAATGGTTTCTTCACCTACCTCTCAACCATCCGTGAAGAACTTTTACCTAACTGTTACAACTGTATTATTTTACAGGTGGACGGCTATGAGGCTGATGACATCATCGCTGCTCTGGCCACTTATTTTGGCGACCAACAAAAACCTGTCCTAATCCATAGTAATGATGCTGACTTTCAATCTTTATTAAATGATTATGTGAGCATCACTGATCGAAGCAAGAAACTGGCTCACGTTGAGCCTAAAGATATTCGTCTTTACAAAACCCTCGTGGGCGACTCTAGTGATAACATCTCAGGGATTCCACTACTCGGCAACGCTTGGTGGGCAAAACTAGATGAGGTTGCAAAAACCAAATGGGTTGAGTTACTGGAAGGTAAAACTGAGACTTATCCAACCGATCATTTAACAGAAGCGAAACGCTTGTGGGTGTCTCAAAACATCCCTTTGTTACGAACCTTCTACACAATCGTAGGCTTCTTACCTGTAAACTTATCAAAGGTATTAACTTTGGACAGTGTTATCGGAGTTAACGACCCCACGGCTTACCGCCAAACCATGACTAAATATTTCTGGATGTGACCACTATGAGACCGATAGAATCCATTAACCGTGTATTAGTTGATAAAACTAACTGGCAAACGCTTAAAGACCAAATCCTCAACATTGTATCAACCACACAACTTATGGGCTTCGACATTGAAACCCACGATGAAGACCGCCATGAGGGGCTTAACGCCCTGATGAAGATTGATGATGAAGGCCACCGACACGGCCAAAAGCTTATCTTTGACACGAACCGTACTACAGTAACAGGCTTCAGTATCTATCCTGATGACACTGACACTGCGTATTACTTTAACTTAGCTCAAGCTGATGCTCACAATAGACTCAATTTTAGTGATGTTCGTTGTCTCTTTGATGCTTTCAAAGGTTATTACGTTATCCACAATGCAGCCTTTGAAATCGTGATGATGGAAAAAGCCTTGAACATTGGCTATAAGCTCCCTCATGGCCGTGTATTGGATAGTATGATCCTTTGTGTCACCGCTTATAACTCTGACACCTACAGTAAGGCTGCTTTCAGCAATGCCCAATTAACAGGGTTATACAAGCTTATCCCCGAAATTAAAGTGGCTTGGGCAATGAATGATACGGAAGCCCAAGAGAATCTAATTAAAAAGTTTTGTGCCAAGGAAAGTGATGCTGCTCATTCTTACAATGGTTTCATTAAAGACCTCGCTTGGGGTTATAACCTGAAGAAAGCCAGTAAATCTTGGCTTGGCTACACTCAAAAAACCTTTGAAGAAACCTTAGGTAATAAACCTCACATGGGTTGTTTAACAGGTGCTGAAGTTGTCCACTACGGAGCTGACGATGCTATCACTTGTGTTCAGCTTTATCATACCGTTTTGCAATGGTTAATGGAAAATAACCCTGCTGCTATTAACACTTACTTCAATCAGGAAAATCCTTGCTGTTGGGTTTACGCTCAAATGAATGCGACAGGTATGCGTGTTAATGTTGAAGCGATTTATAAGGCTCAAGATGAACAACGCATTGAGTACGCTTCGGCGTTACGGAAGATGCAAAAACTGTTGGCCAAAGCAATGGAGACTTATACGAATAAACCCAGTGAGCAACTAGCTAAATACGAAAAGTGGTATGAAAAACCCACAAGAACTCAAGTCGCGCCTGAGATAGTTGACGGTCGCACTAAATACCTGTGGTTGATTAAACAATTTATTAGCGTACATGATAAAAGCAGTGATTACGAGTTAATCAACTTTCACGTCCGCTCCCCTGTTGGCAAAGGTTGGTCAGGTCTTGAACCCACCGTGATTAACTTGTCTCACTATATGCCCATGCGGGTTATCTTGTTTGATATTCTTGGCTTAAAGGCACAGGTAGAAGCAGGTAAGATTCAGAGTGACAGCGAAGCAAGAGCTAAGTTAGCGGAGAAGTCGGACAGTAAACTTGTTAAAGATATTTTAGATTGCTATAAGGTGTTGGAGGGTATTACCCAAGCGATCAAGCTTTATATTAACAATTATACGAAGATGATCGACCCAGATACAGGACGTATGTACCCAACGATTAGTAGTTTATTGGATACGCGAAGAACCTCGGTAAGTAATCCTAACTCTCAACAGTTAACCAAGTTTGGTGGTAGTAAGTTTGTTCGCTCTTTCTTTTTAGCCGATGACGATAACTCAGTTATATTAGCCCCTGATTTTAGTGCTATTGAGTTGGTAATTTTGGCAGGTTATAGTAATGATAAGGGTTTCCTAAAAGCTTATGGGCAAAGACCCCATGAGGATATACATAGTCAAACAGCAGCTTTAATGCTTGGATTAACAGTTGAAGATTTTAATAAGCTACCAAATAAAAAACAGATGCGAAACGAGCAAGGAAAAATTCCAAATTTTTCGCTATGGTATAGTGGGACTTTACATACAGCAGGTAAGCAACTAGGTTGGGACGCTGATACGGTCAAGATGAAAACTGAGATTTATAAAGCAGGGTACGCCGAAGCCGAAGAATGGCGGGTAGGTACAATCAACACTGTTAAACGTCAAGGTTACGTTGAATTACCAGACCACCTACGCCGTTATCGTTTTGAAGCCACAGATTTATGGGCGGAAATGATGCAGGGTAAATTTGACCACTTGAACGTCTCCGAATTTGGCCGACAATGTATTAGACGCATTCAAGTAAGAGCAGGGAATCAAGCGGTCAATGCTGCTATCCAAGGTCTTTGTGCAACCTACGCCAAACGTAAAATGTATCGAGCAATGTTTAAAGATTTCCCGCGATTAGGTTTGCGAGCGAGAATAATGACTCTCGTTCACGATGAGTTAGTGGTCTCTGTGCATCGGGACGATGTACTAAAAGCTAAAGAATATCTATACGAGTTGATGATTGATGGCGAAGGCATCTTTGATAACGTGATGATCGACAGCTCAATGGCGATGGGACGCAATTACTTAGCCTTTAACGCTGAAAAGAACCCCAAAGGGTTAGTCGAGCTGATGGAGATGGATAAGAATCTACCCTGTATTCCCGAAGCCAGATGGGGTAAAAAAGCTACGGACGAGGAGACTAGCTTGATACTTGATTATATGTTCAGCTAAGTTTATACTCTGTTTTGTCGGCTAGTGTGGAAACGAACCGACAAACAATGTAAACACACAAAAAAGGCAATTTGCTAGTCAGTAGGGTTCGTGTTTAGCCCCTTTTCCACCTGACTTATGCAAGTTGCCTTTTTTGTTTTTGAGACTACGATTATGAAAGATTTAGCTCAAACAGAGAAAACTATATCCAGCCGTGAGATTGCAGAATTAACTGGTAAGCGTCAGGTTAATAAGATAACTTATGCTCTCAAAAAGAAAGGTACCAACCTAGTAAAAATTGGGCGAACCAAGAATTTAGCAAGGAGGTTACGCACATTACGCGCAATGAGTGGTTGTGACCTTGAGATTATTTTCACCTATGCTGGGGATATAGAGTTGTTTCTACATACTAAATTTGCCCCCCTTAGAAGAATAGGCGAGTGGTTTGAGGACACAGATAAGGATATAGAAGGTTTTTTAAGTAAAGATGTTAACAAACTAACTTTTTTGAATGCTGAAAACTCAACCCAAGATGTAAAACTAGACATGGAAAAAATTATGGTTGCACTCAATAATAAATTTTTTAAGTTGGAGGATGAGGTTAAATCAGCTTTAGTCAGGGGTGAGGTAGGTGGAGAAATAGCCTTAGAATTATATAGCAAACTTCCAAGTCCTCTCTACTATGAGGAATCAGTAGCTAGTTTTTTAGGTTGCCCAACTTTAGCTTTTGTTTTTGAAGATGCAGTTTACTATGTTGGACCCACCTTTGGTGTTAAGTTTAACACCCTTGAGGAGTATATTAAGTATTACCAAGATAGTCAGAGAATATTTGCCGTTGAAAATAACATTAATATCGAGGAGCTACCTTCTTGGAATGACTTCGCTATCTTCATGCGTAAATATAATCAAGACCTAGTAAATGAAGTTTTGAAAATCCACGCTTAACCTCTGCTATAATAAACCCCAATGCCAACGCCATTGGGGTTTCCAACGCCATGTCCTTTACTAATTTTTCCAAAACATTGATGCTGACAGCATTATTACAACAAACCGCAAGACCCACCGATGGTAAGCATAGAGTTGTTGTTGCTAAGGACGGTGTGCTCCTTCCTTTAGCTCCTGCTCAATACATCACCCTCCAGATTTATGGCCACAACCCACCTGTGGTTACAAATGCCGAACCAATTCAATGGACGGCAACTTCTGCATGGCCAGATATTAATGAGGTCTATGTGGTGAATGAGTCAGAGGGTAAAGAGATTTTGTTAAAAGGTAAAGTAACCAACTACCCAATGCCTATAGGTAAAGTGTTTGTGATCCCAGCAAACGCTTGGGAGGCCAGCCTTGTTGAATAGTATTGCCAAGAGTCTGATTAGATTAAACCCAACTCAGAATATCAGTCTTGAGTATTTTGATGTCGAGACCGAGTATCAAGTATCTAGGGCTAATTTAAACTTTGAGGGAAGTTATCAATATGCCACGCCACTAGCAGATACAAAGCATACTAGAGACCTGCGGGTTTTTAACATCACTATCCCTGCTATGAGGTACTACTTTGGAGGGCAGGGAGAACTACTGGTTGATTATGAGAGGTCAACCAACCTAGCGTGGTTAGAGTGGATGTATAATATTCACAAGATGGTTAAACCTTTCTTATTTGACCATCCAATTTACGGCAGCTTAAAGGTTCGTTTTGCTGAACCCTTAAAAATACCTAAAGGATTAAAAGGGGGGCAATCTGCTTCTGAATCCATTGGAATACGTCTAATAGAGGTGCATGACCAACCCAATCAAAGCTTTACTTTAGGGCCTAAGTTTATTCTTAATTTAAGCAACACATACTGGATTGCTGACCGTAAAGAAACCTTTAATTACCCTTACCACTTAGTTAGCACTGAGTACGAGTCAGAAGATACTGTCTTAAACTTAGGGGGGGATTATCAATACACAGTTCGTGGGTCTAAACCAGAGCAAAGAATTTTTACATTACACTTCGAGGGTTTACGCTATAGTGTTGCTTATGATGATAAGATTATTGGAACAGAAAGCGATGACGACCAGTTATCAATGCAACACCTAGAGAATTTTTATTTCTTCTACCGTTTGCATAAGCCTTTCTACTACCCACACCCAACCCAAGGGCGTATTAAGGTTCGTTTTAAAGAACCCTTAAAGATTCCTAAACTTAGACCCAACGGAAATGGTTGGACCGAAGCTTTCACTATTACCTTAGTCGAGGTTATTGAAGATGCTAAACGCTACGTCTGATGTCATACACCAAACAGAAGCAACCAGACTGGCTCCAGAACCGTATGTGGAGCTGTTTAAATTTATCTATGACTACCTACAGCCGAACCAATTTATCGCCTTTACGAATCACCCGACAATCACTTGGCAAGGGGTTACTTACGAAAACTTTCCCCATCAGTTTAGCGGTTACAATATTCAATCGACAGGTGAACAGAGTCGCCCTAAGCTACAGGTGGCTAACCCTGATGGTTTATTTTCAAACCTCTTGGTTAATGGCACATTACGTCAAGCTCAGTTAATTCGTTATCTGGTCTTGAGATCAGACCTATTAGCAGATGAGAATAGATACCTGAGAAACAAATGGTTAATAGCCAAGATTTTAAACTTAACCAAGGATAGTGTTAATTTTGAAATGCGGAGTGTTTTAGACGGTGTGCGATATACACTACCTGCAAGGCAGTATATTTCCCCTGACTTCCCTGTCACCAGTATGGGTTAATAAAATGTCGTTTGATCTAATCAACTTATTAAATAGACCTTACCAAGATGGTAAACAAGACTGTTATGGTTTAGCGCGTGAGTATTATAAAAGAGAGTACGGGCTAACCCTGAGAAATTATGCGAGACCTATTGGCTTTGACCATGAGGGGTTAGACTTACTGATGGATAACTTTGCAAAAGAAGGTTTTCAAGTAGTCCCCACATCAGGTATTTCTACCCTAGAAAAAGGCGATGGCCTTTTATTTTCTATCTTAGGTAGCAAAACAGCTAACCACGTTGGCGTTTACATTGGCTCTGGTTATTTTGTACATCATCTTTATGAAAAAATGTCAAAATGCGAAGCTTTAGACCAACGATGGTATCAACGCATTGCCCTCGTTGTTCGTCACCCCGACATCATTGGGATTAACACCAGTAGAATAGGTAAAGTAAACTTATTGGATTTACTTCCTCCTCACCTACGGCTGAAGGTACAACAAAATGCAAGCAGTTCTTGAGAGTTTAAAAACCTACTGGCAGCCTAAATTTGAACGCTGTGGTTTCGTCACTAAAGGCAATGAGATTGTTGAAGTTGAGAATAAGCACGTTGACCCTAGAAATCACTTTGCTATTGAGGATGTCCCTGCTGATGCTGTTGCCTTATGGCATACCCACCCCAGTGGCTGCTGTAATCTCTCAATAGATGATTACCACCTATTCCGTAGGCTTCCCCATCTCATCCACATCATCATTGGCCATGATGTTGCTTATTATTATGTGGATTTGGACGGCTCAGTTATCCGTGGAGAAGACGATGCTAGTTAGTATTTATTTACAAGGCTACATGGCTAAATTCATACCGAATGGTCGAGTGACTGTTGAGGCTTTCAACGTCAGAGATGCTTTAGAAAAGCTCCAGAACTACTTACCCAAAGGGGTTCGACACTTAGTTAAAATCAAAGAGCTTGGGTGTCCAGACGATTTGGAGGAGGTTAAGGAGACGCTGACGATAACCCCCATTTTTGAAGGCTCAGGGGGTGGTTCTAAGCGATCATCAGGTATCCAAATTGGTATCGGTATTTTATTAATTGCTTTTGCAATCTGGGCTGGGCCATCAGGGGCGAAGTTAATTGGGGCCGCCGCTAAGCAATTCTTAATCGGTGTCGGTGCTAACTTAATCATTGGTGGCGCATTACAACTCCTGCAAAAATCTCCGAAAGCAGACCCAACGCAGGGGGATAAAAGGAGTCGCTTCATAAACGGCGATAAGAATACGATAAAAGAGGGGACACCGATCCCGTTGATTTACGGTCGTCAAAAGGTTTATCCTCACATCTTATCTTTCAATATTGATGCTGATGATTACAACCCAGCCAATGAGTAGTGAAAAAATGAAGAAATTTACTTATATCGGTTCAGGGGGTAAAAAGCCTCGAACCCCCGTTATTACAAACGACAACCTTTTCTCTAAGGATAAGGTTGAGATACTTCTAGGCGTTGGTGAAGGGCCAATCTTGGGTTTAGAAGACGGTTTAAAGAGTTTCTTCGCAGGGGACGTTCCTTTAAACGATAAAGACGGTCAACCGATTATCAAAGATTTAGATGCTTTCCCTTATCAGGGTAATTCAACACCTCAAGTGATTAATTTTGCATTAGGTGGTGAATCTGCCAGTACCAGTGTTGGCGTTAATATCCTCCAAAAGTCTCCTGTTGTTCGTTATACACCTGAAAACTTTCGGGGTAAGATTAATAAATTAGATATTCGTTTAAACATCGCTCAACTTTTTAGAGAAGAAGCCAATGGGGACGTTCTAAATAACACAGCCGAGTTCCGTATCGAGTATAAAACCGCCAGAGGTACTGACCCTTGGGTTGTTTTAGATTTTACTAATGCTACCCCTAATGGGCCTAATCCTTTCCCCAACTTAAGCGGTATCACTTTTCAAGTCGCTACCCATACCGACAGTAAAAACAAGTACCGATTAATAGGTAAAACGGGTTCAGGTTTTGTCATTGACTTTAGAGTCACTGTTGCTCCTATTACTGACGATGACTATGTTATCAGAGTCACTAAGTTTAACCCTGACACAGATAATAGCGTTAACTTAAAAGTGGCCTGTGATATTGTCTTTGATAGTTTCCAAACTATTTACCAAGTTTCCCGCAGTTTCACCAACACAGCCTTAATGCACGTCACAGGCCGAGCCAACGACCAATTCAGTGATATTCCTGACTTCTATGGCATTTACAAAGGCTTAGTCACTAAAGTACCGAGCAACAGGATCGAAAACGCTGTCGGATCTGCTTGCTACCCTACAACATGGAACGGGGTGTTAACCCCTGCTTGGCATAGTAACCCTGCTTGGGTCTTGTATGACTTATTAGATAACCCTCGCTATGGAATGCGTAGATATGCCCCGACTCTAAATATCTACACTCAAGACTTTTACGAGGCTGGGGTTTATTGTGATAATGGGGTTAGTAATTACTTCGGTACAGGTGATGAAAAACGCTACACCATGAACATCACCTTAGCCGAAAACCAAAACGGGTGGGAAACTTTACAGAACTTAGCTGGAGCTTTTGACGCTGTTCTTTACGATGACGGTGAAGGTAACGTGCGGTTAAAGGTGGATAAATGGGTAGAGCCTCGTGTGTTGTTTACACCTGAAACGGCAACTGTTGAAGGGATTAACTACAGCTTTACCGACATTAACACCCAATATAACAGCATCACCGTGAGCTTCACCAACCCCGAACGAGGCTGGCAAGAAACTCGATTAAAAGTTAAGGATGACGACTTCATAGCATTGAATGGTGAAATACCTTTAGACTTCGTAGCTGTTGGTTGTACCAGTTAGAGTGAAGCTT